GATTATCAAAAAGCACTACACTCATGCTTGGACAGCATGTAGATATGCTTTGGGTATCTATCATCAAATGGATGAAAACGATGTATTTGGTAATGATAAGCAATTAGTTGGAGTAGCAGTATATGGTTTCCCAGTTGGGGCTAAGGCATCCACCTCAGTTTGTGAAGGATTAACCAAAGATAACATCTTAGAACTTACCCGTTTGTATGTAGATGATGGATATGGTTCAAACATCGAAAGTTGTGCAATAGGTAAAACTTTCCAATGGTTAAAAGAAAACGATACCAACATCAAAGTTTTACTTTCTTACGCTAACAACGGACAGGGGCATGTTGGTGGAATCTATAAGGCAACCAATTGGATTTATCAAGGTTTGAACACGGATATTGCGCTCATGCCAAATTGGGGTATCTCTCTATCTAATGACCCATACGATTGGATTCATAGTAGGACAGTTTACAATAATTGGGGTAGTGGTAACTTAGAACATCTACGAAGAGAAATTGGAAAGCAGGGTTATACTGAATTTTGGAGAAGAGAAGAACCACCAAAACATAGATACATTCAGATTCTTGCTCAGAACAAAAAGGAAAAGAAAGATTTGATGAAACGATTAAAGCACCCAATACTTCCTTATCCAAAAGAACTAAACGATTACAATACTGAAATCGTACACCATACAACATACGCACCGGAAGAATCAAACGAAATAAATTTTTGGTAAATCCAAATATTTTTTGTATATTCGTAAAACATTAAAACTCATAAACCATAAAAGATGAAATTAATTGACAAGTTAAAAGAATTTGTAGAGAGTGGTAAAAGACACAAAATCATTACCGCAACCATCTCTGAAATTAGAGAAATCTTCAAACCTAAAGAGGATGTTCCAGCAGTATTTAAGATTCAGTTTTACATCTTTAACTCTGTATGGAATCGTATTCCTAACTTTGGTATTTCTTCTGTATTAGAAGATAAATTGAAATACGCAATCAAAATTGGTAGTGGTATTTCTTCGTATAACCAACTTCCAATTTCTTGGATTGAGGATAGGGTTTTCAAACTTAAAAACTTCCTAATGAAAGATAGGGGACACATCACTACTTTGGTGTGTTGGTTGTATTCGGAGAAGTTTTCAATTACAGCCTTTGAAAAAATTGTTGATAAACTAATCACCGAATACAAAGCAGTTGATGATTGGAAGAAAGATTTTTCAGTTTCACATACTGTTTCCATCTTAGAAGAAGTTCAATCTTACATTGAAGAATCAAAGAACCAACAAAAGAAAGTTGGAACTAAGAAGTCAGACCAGAAACTTTCTATTCAGATGATTTGTGAGAATGTTCCATCATTTGGTGAAACCCTTAATGATTTTGAAGTAAGTATTGAGGTTCGTAGAGAAAGTATCTATGTTCATATGTTGGAGATTTTAGCACTTAATAATACTTTCAATAAATGGATTGAATATCAGAAAGCGTTCCTTGCTTTTGTTGGTAAGGTAATGAGAAAAGATGGGTCTGATAACTACTTTAGAGATATTCTTAATATTGAAGCAATCCGAAACCACATTGATACTCTGAACACATTTGTGGGTAATTCTAAGATTGCAATTTTCTCATCAGCAATCGCTTCTTACAAACGAAAGGTATCCGAATATAGTGAAATCATCCCTATGAGGTTTTTGGGATTACGAAAGTTGACTACCTTTGATAAGAGAGGTTCATATTACTACTCATCAACCGAAAGTAATATTGAAGAACAGTTGATGGCTTTACACACCAATGGTGTTACTGAAGCTGAGGCTAAATTAGAGTTGACAATTATGAATCAAATCGCTGATAATGTGGCTTGGGATTCATATGAAGAGAAACGAAAAGAACTATTGGGTTCACAACCTGATAAGTTAAACACTACCAATTTAGCAGATGCCTCATTGGGTAAAGAAGATTTCGGTATGGCTTGTGTGGATGCTGTAATGGAATTGAGAGCATCTCTACCACATATGGGTGATAGAAAATCGGAAAAACAAATCAACCTATTGGTTACTGATTTTGTAAATGGTTTGATTGCACAAATGGAAGAGGTGGTTGATGATGAAACTCTTTTTAATGTTGGGGCTACTATGGATAACCGATTCCAAAAGTTGATTCTACCAACTTACATCAAACTTAAAGATACATACACATCAGAAACTCCAACCGATAATAAACAAACAATTTACGAAACCCTACTTAACGAACTTAAACCATTCCTAAACGGACAGACTAAGTTCAAAGTAATGAAGTTTACAGCTGAATCTTACAAAGAACCTGAAGTTACTACGATTGACTTTGGAACAAATAAACGAGGTGAAGCTGGTTTGGATTTGGGACAGAGAAAACAAAGTATGGGGTACACCATTCAGAATTGTATTGTTCAGCAAAAACACCACAACCGCTCTGAAAATGATGTTGACCACAATATTTCAAATGTGGATTATTGGAAGTGGTATTCTAAAGCTAACTTTGAGTTGGTTATGAAGAATCAACAACACTTTATCTCAATTGGTGAGTTTAGTGTTTTGGCTGATGCACACACATTAAATAACATTTTTAACGCATAATTTTGCGTTTACTTCCTCTACCATGTATGTATATGTGTAGAAACATTAAAAATAAAATATGAGAGTATTAGTAATACCAAATTACACAAACTTTGGGATGGCAAAGGACATCAATAGGGATTCGTTTCTATTGGTGTTCAAATCCTTTTTAGATAACACACAAATTGGTAAAGAGTGGGAGTGGATTCTACCTTACCCTGATTTGAATAATCATCCGGGTATCATCAATCAGTTTGAATATCCGAATGTTACTTTACTTAAAATGGAAGGGTTAGATTGCTTTCCACCTAAAATGAGGGTAGATTATCCTCATAAAGTATTTGAACGAATTATAGACAAATACAATGGTGAATTTAATCTAATCTGGTCACATTTGCCTGAGTGGACTAACGAATTCAAAATTACCCGTATCTACAACAAAACCCAACCAATCATTGGATATTGCCATTGGTGGGAAATTAAAGATAATGGTGCTAGAGATGATAACTCCTTTTGGAGAAATATCAAAGGTATGTTACAAATGAAAGTTTGTGGTGTGAATTCACAATGGGTAAAAGATTTGGTTATCAAAAGAGCAAGTGAAACATTCCAACCACATATCATTGAGAAGTTGGAAGAGATTATCCAACCTTGGTATTTAGGCTGTGATTCAGCAACACCAACCGGTGAATACGATGATAAAACAATCGTATTTAACCATAGAGAAGGTGTGTACACTGGTTCAGATTGGTTCTTTGAAACTATGGATGAGTTGTGGAAAGAAAGACAAGATTTCAAAGTTTACACTTCACTAAAGGATATGGGTAAACCATATACCAAATACATTGGACATGCTGATAGAGATGTATATTTGAATCAGTTATCCAAAGCACATTTTGGTGTAGGAACTTTTCAAGGTTATTCAGCATGGAGTATGAGTGCAACTGATGGATTGAGTAGAGGTGTTCCATATCTACTACCAAATGATTTTTGTTACCCTGAAATGGTTGGTAAAGATTACCCACTACTTTATAATGGTAAGAAAGAGTTCAAAGAAATGGTTGTAAAATTATTGGATGGTGATATCCAAAGGCCCGATGTAACTCACATTGCAGAATCATTACTATGGGAACATCAACTTAAAAGTTGGAAGATAGAAGAGAACTTTATTAATAACGCAAGAAAATCCTTTGATTAATCGGATATTTTTTGTATCTTTGTAACAAATAAATAATAAATGGCGTATCAAAACTGCTACTATCAGCGAGAGAAGAATTTAGTTCATATTTGGGATGACCGTCAAGGTTATCGTTCATTTCCCTACACCCGTTATGCTTATGAAAAAGCTACTAATGGTGAATACACAACTCTTTATGGTGATAAAGTAACTAAGATTTACAAATACACAAAAGATGATGTAAATTTGTTTGAATCCGATGTACCTGAAACCACACGAGTTTTGGTTGATACCTATACGGATTCAGATTTGCCATCCGAAGGACACGTGATTCTTACATACGATATTGAGTGTGAGATGGAGAGTGGATTACCAAATCCAGAAGAAGCTAAGAATGAATTAACATCCATCGGTTTGCATGATTCCGCTACCAATCAATATTGGGTATTGGTAATGGATAAGAAAGGTGAGATGATTGAAAAGAAAACCGATAAAGCAATCGTAATCCCATTCAAACATGAGGAGGATATGTTGATGAAATATTTGGAGTTGTATGAATACATCAACCCAACTATTGTAACGGGATGGAACATCGATTACTTCGATACTCCTATGTTATACAATCGTATCAAACGATTGTTGGGAGAACGCCATGCAAATCGTTTATCACCAATTGGTGAGTGTTTCTGGTCACCATATCGTAAACGATACTTTATGGCTGGTGTTTCTTATTTGGACTACCTTTCACTTTATAAGAACTTTACTTATTCGGAATTAGATTCATATCGATTAGATTCGATTGCTCAAAGAGAGTTGGGTAAGGGTAAGATTGAATACGATGGAAATTTGGATATCCTCTTCAGAGATGATATTGAAAAGTTCATTGAGTATAACTTGGTGGATGTGGAGTTGGTAGTTGAGTTTGACCAAAAACTTCAGTTCATTGATACCGCTAGAGGTATCTGTCACGCTGGGCATGTTCCTTATGAAGATTTCGTTTACTCTTCAAAGTATTTGGAGGGGGCTATGTTAACTTATCTAAAACGAAAAGGTATCGTAGCACCTAACAAACCTGCGGATAGACAAGAACGAATGCAGGCACTTAGGGATAACAATGAAGAGAAGTTCATTGGGGCATATGTAAAAGCACCTATTGTTGGAAAGTATGAATGGATTTATGATTTGGATTTAACATCTCTATATCCATCCATCATTATGAGTATCAACATCTCACCTGAAACCAAAGTTGGAAAGATTGAAGATTGGGATGCTCAGAAATTTATCAAAGGTGAGGTAGCTGAATATAGAGTTGGTGATAATTATATAACCAAAGATAACTTACAAAAGTTATTGGAGAAAAGTAAATACTCAATCGCTTCCAATGGTGTAATGTATAGAACCGATAAGCCAGGTTGTATTCCTGATATTTTGGACTTGTGGTTCTCACAAAGGGTTGAATTTAGAAAGTTGGAAAAGAAGTATGGAGATGAGGGAGATAAAGAAAAATACGCATTCTATAAGAAACGTCAGTTGGTTCAGAAGATTCTACTTAACTCTCTTTATGGTGTGCTTGGTCTTCCTGCCTTTAGGTTCTATGATGTTGATAATGCTACCGCTGTTACCACAACGGGACAGACGGTTATTAAGAGCACAGCTGATATGGCTAACATCAAATACAATAAGGAGCTTAATACTCCTAATGCTGACTCTAACATATACATTGATACTGATTCGGTATTTTTCTCCGCAGTTCCCCTTTTAGACCATCGTAAACCTAATTGGAAAAACGAAGAGCAAGATGTAATTGCTGGTTATGTGAATGAGATTGCTGGTGAAATGCAAGATTACCTAAATAATTTCTATGATATCTTAGGTAAGAAAGTATTCAACATTGATAAACACCGATTTGAGATTAAGAAGGAATTCGTATCCAAAGCTGGTATTTGGATTGCTAAGAAACGATACGCTCAATGGATTATTTCAGATAATGGTGTACCTGTTGATAAGTTGGATGTAAAAGGATTGGATGTTGTTCGTTCTTCATACCCAGCCGCATTCCGTAAGTTTATGGGTGAGGTTTTGATTGAAATCCTTAGAGGTGATACGGAAGAGCAACTTACCAATAAAGTATATGATTTCAAAAAAGATTTGGTAAATATGGATGTGGTAAAGATTGCTAAAGCTGGGGCAGTGAAAGAACTATCCAAATACCTACCAAAGAAAAAGGAACAAACTGCAATGTTCCAATTCAAAAGTGGAACTCCGGCTCACGTAAAAGCAGCAATTGCATACAACCAACTACTAACCCACTTTGGGTTGGATAAACAATATGAACCACTAAAAGATGGTGATAAGATTAAATGGGTGTATTTGAAACAAAATCCATATGGTTTGGATGGTGTAGCTATGAATGGTTACAATGACCCAAAGGAAATTATGGATTTGGTAACTACCTACATTGATTATGATAAAATCTTTGAAAGAGAACTCCTAAAGAAATTGGAAGATTTCTACGGAGCATTAAATTGGGGTGAAGTTTTATCCTCAACCAAAACGGCTGAAAAGTTTTTCGCATTTTAATTTGGTAATGTGAGAAATAATTCGTATATTTGTAAACAATTAAAAAATAAACACTAAAAGTAAATTATGGAAAAAGTAAAATTCGATGGTTTTATTAACCGCTACAACCTTGGTGGAGAGGTTGAATCGGTAATGATTAAATCTGATGATACAAACCTTTCGGTTCGTATGATTTCAGATGACAAAACTCTTTTGGGTGATGTTACAGTAACTGAATCTGAATTCCCAAATGGTGAGTTTGGTATCTACACTACATCTCAGTTGAAAGGGTTGTTGAGTGTATTGGATAATGGTATCTCAGTAGAGGAAGTAACCGGTGCACTTAAATTCTCAGATAAGGGAACTAAGATGCAGTATATGTTGGCAGCTCCTTCAGTTATTCCAGCAGTACCTGATTTGAAGGCACTTCCTCCTTTCAATGTGGATATTACATTGGATAATGAGTTTGTAAACAAATTCATCAAATCTAAGGGTGCTTTGGCTGATGCTGATACATTCACATTCACTTGTAAAGATGGTAAGGGAGAAATCATCTTAGGATATTCTTCAATCAACTCTAACCGCATTTCAATCACTGTTGATTGTAAGTGTGATGGTGATGTTCAACCAATCGCTTTCTCAGCAAAGTATTTGAAAGCAATTTTGATGGCTAACAAAGGTTCATCAACATCATCATTGAAAATCTCTTCACAGGGTTTGGCACATCTAAACTTTGTGGATGGTGAATACACATCACGATACTATTTAGTAGAAATAAAGTAGGAAAAAATTTTAGAATAACCAAGTTAAAGTAACATTATGAGTTTTTGGGATGTAGAAGAAACAAAGCCAGAATTCGTATTTGAAGAAGCTAAACAAAAGCTGATTGAGAATATGGATTACCTTATGACAATGAGTGTAGAAGAGCAAACCCTCTACAAAAAGTGGGTAGAATTGCAAGAAGATTCTATGCTCAGAGATAAATCCCAAATTGCCTCTTTGTACGATATCCAATGGAAACCAACTGATATCAATAATAAGGAACTAACCATCAAAGAAATTGAAGAGTTGGAACCTTATGTTGAAATCGTTGATGATGATGCTAGAGAATCTACAAAGTGGACATATCTTCGTAAGATGATTCACACAATGAGTTGGACAGCTAACCCTGGCCGAAATGTGAAAATCTTTATCAAAGATAGAAAGAGTGGTAAACTATTAGGTTTAGTATCACTCGCTTCAGATGTTACCGCAATGGCTGTTAGAGATAATTACATCGGATGGACTAAAGAAGATAAGTTCCAAAAGGGGAAGTTGAACTACACAACTATCGCTTCCACTATTGTTTGTACCCAACCATTAGGTTACAATTTCTTAGGTGGTAAGTTGACAGCAATGATGACTACTGTGCCTGAAGTACGAGAGTATTGGAAAAAGAAGTATGGGCAAACATTGATAGCTGTGGGAACAACTTCCCTATATGGAATTCATTCTCAGTATAATGGTATTCCTCACTTCAAAACTTTGGGAGAATCCGCTGGTAAGATTGCAATCAAACCTGATGATGAGTTCTATGACCCTTGGCACCAATGGTTGAAAGAGAACCGAGCTGAGTGGTACGAAACCGCAATCACAAATGAACGAATTCGAAATGGAGCGAATATGGGAACTGGTGAAGGTGCTAGTGGACCTGTAAGTGGTATCAAACAAAAGATTTTGGGACAAATTTTCAAAGAGTGTGGTATCAAAGCATCCGATTATCACCACGGATTCAAAAGAGGTGTTTATTTCGCTCAAATGTATGAGAACGGAAATGAATTCCTTTGTAGTAAAATTGAAGAATCAGAATTGGTGATGAAGAAGAAGTTCGCAGATGGTGTAGATTACATTAACAATTGGTGGAAAAGACAAGCAATCAAACGATACACCACCTTACACAATGAGGGTAGATTGAAACCTGAAGATTTATTCTACATTGATGGTATTGGAATGAGTTGGGAAGAATTTAAGCAAAAACGATTGTCTGAAGTAGGACGATAAAAAATAAAATATGGCATTTTTCGAAGAAACAAAAAACGAACAAGTAGATAATTCACTTTGGGTTGAGAAGTATCGCCCAACTGTATTGGAAAACTATGTAGGTAACGAACACCTTAAATCAAAGGTTGAAGGTTATTTAGAAACTGGTGATATTCCTCACCTACTTCTTTATGGTAGAGCTGGTACGGGTAAAACCACATTGGCTAAGTTGATTGTAAAATCATTGGATTGTGATTATATGGTAATCAACGCATCGGATGAGAACAATGTGGATACAGTCCGTAATAAAGTGAAAAACTTTGCATCTTCAATGGGATTCAAAAAGTATAAGATTATTATCTTAGATGAGTTTGATTATATGTCTCAGAATGCACAAGCGATTCTTCGTAACTTAATGGAAACTTTCTCACAACACTGTCGATTCATTTTGACTTGTAACTATGTGGAGAAAGTAATTGAACCAATCCAATCTCGTTGCCAAACTTTCCAAATTGTACCTCCAACTAAAAAGGATGTTGCAGTTCAAATCTCAAAGATTTTGGGAAGTGAAAGTATTAAGTATGAACCAAAAGATTTAGTTCCTATTATTGATGCTGGTTATCCTGATATTCGTAAGATTATCAATACTTGCCAAATGAACTCAATCAAAGGTGAGTTGAAAGTAGATACTCAGAATCTTTTGGAAAACGATTACAAAATGAAAGTTTTGGATATCCTCAAATCAAATGATGATAAACGAAACAAATATATGAATATGAGACAAACAATTATTGATAGTAGGGTTACTGACTTTACTGAATTGTTTACTCTCTTATATGATAAAGTTGATGAGTTCGCTCCAGCAAATACCGCAAATGTGATTATCGCATTATCGGAAGGGCAGACAAGACATTTCCATTCTATTGATAAGGAAATTCCAATGGCAGCAACTCTAATAGAAATCTTAAATTTAATCTAAAATGGCAAAAATAGTAGGAATGAATGGTGGTGGTAAACCACAAAAACCATCCAACGAATCAGCACAAATGGGACAACCTCAAATTGATTTGGGTAAATCTAAACCATTGGTATGTGAACATTGTGGTTACGATACTTTCGTAACTGGTGGTAAGTTCCGTAGAATCTCAAAACTCCTAACAGGTACAGCGCAGGATGTTATCGTTCCAATCGATGTATTCCTTTGTGGTAATTGTGGAGAGATTTCACAAGAACTTATGGCACCTGAGTTGAAAGCATTAGAACAATTAGATAAACAACGAGCAGAAGAAAAAGAATAATGGCTGCTACCCTCTTCGACCATATCACACAAATAACCAATGTTCAAAACGCAAAGTATTGGGATACATTGGATGAATCGGATAAGAAAACATTTTCCAACTATATGGTTCTTCGTTTCTTATCTATGAAATATGAATGGGTAGAAACCATTGCAACAGTCCAACCATATCTGCAAGAGGTTCCACCTAAAGCAATGTATTTGGCTCTAATTGATTTACTTCCAAAGGGTAGACACTTTATGAAGTATATGAAGCCAAAAACTGCTGATAAGTATGAAAGTTGGTTAGTGGAGTTGGTAGCAAAGCATTATATGGTATCTAAATCAGAAGCTGAGGATTATCTAAAGATTCTATACCTAACTAAGGATGGTAGGGAACGAATCATTCAGTTATCAGAAGATTACGGAACTGACCCAAAGGTAATTAAAAAACTAAAATTAAAGGTATAACAATATCAAATTTTTTATAAAAAAGTTGGGATTTCATTTGGATTTCTCAACTTTTTTTTGTATATTCATAGTGTAATTGATTTGATATGACAAACTCTGAGTTAAAGAAGTTATTAAAAGAAAAATTAAAAGATTTTCAACTATCCGAATCATATGGGCATAGAGCTGTTGGCGATAAGTTGGAAGCTGATAC